ACAGGAATTAGGGGTTGATAGCATTGAAGCACTGAAGTATTTATTCCCTTCAAAAACGGATGACGAAATCGCGGGAATGCTCTCCGGTTTCCCATTCCGAATGGTAGGGGAAGTACAGAGGGCCTACTCCGCATTTATTGATCTAATCAATCAAGAGATGCGAACACCACATCCGCAGCAACCCAATCTTCCGATGGCTGCGGATCCGAGATTAGATCTCACTCCCTTCCTTTACCGAACTCTCGAAAGCCTACAAAAAGAGGTAACCTATGCAGGCCGATACCGCAGCGCCGATCCAATCGGTACCCCAAGTATCCCAGACCCAGCCGATCAGCTACGCGGCTCCGGTAGCACAGACGGCGGCTCAGGCCCCGGCGGTGGCAACGTCTCCCCAATGGGTGGCGCCTTACCAGCAAGCGGTGGCCCCAGCCCCGCAAATGCAGGCCCAGATGGGGGTCAGCAACTACCAATCCAGCCCTACACCGTACTACCACCAGGAATCCCTGGCGCCCCAACAAACAGCACCACAATCGGAGAACCCTTACAAGGAGGCATTCAACCGGGTAGTGGGGCTCCTGAGTTCGCCCGTCCAATTCCCGTTCCAGGGTCAACAATCGAGCGCGAACCAACAAGTCGCACCGGTCAACTACAATTCCCAACCGGTTCCCCAGTACAACAACGCGGGGATGCCGACCTCTATGCCTGGGATCAACAACAACCAGGCTTACTCCAACGGTTATTCCCAAACTTCGCAGGAAATCAGCCCGGACCAACTCCGCGCAAGCGGGGTAAGCGAAGCTAGTCTTCAGGTCATTGATCACTTCGGTGCTGACGTGCCAGCTATTCTCAATAGCTACGCGTGTCAGTTAGAAGATGCTCTGATTGCTACCAACCAGCAGCTCACTGAGGCTGTTGGTCTGCTCCAGGAACTCTCTAACGAGCACCGCTCCTATGAGACCATCCTGACCGATCCGGACGTCCTGGCTGACTACACTTGTGAGTTTTTCGGTGAAAATGGCCCCTATCCGGTGCCCGATGAAGAAATTGGTTACAGCCGTGCCCCTCAAGCCGTTGGTCAACAGTTCCAGCGTCCTGTGGCTCCTCAGCGTCCTGAAATGCCTGCTCCCCCGCAGCCCCAAGTTCAGGGCAACCCCGCTGACTTCTGGAACGGTTTTGGTGCTCTGGCCGAACGTGATCCTTCCAATGCCTGGCGCTATCTGAACATGGCATCTCCCGATGCTTTCCGTCAGAAGCTGATGGTGATGGAGTGATACTCGGATTGTTGATATAATCCGTTTATTAGAAAACATAGTAACTGTAAAATAAGGGGTAGCAATAGCTGCCCCGTTTTTGTTTCTAAAAAAATGGCATCAAAAAAAGCCAGTGTGGGTGCCAGGACGCAACAGTTCTTGGCCAGTATTGGCACAGCTGGCGGACCAATTGGCTCACCTTCATTGGTTGGTTTTGGTGGTTACGATCTTGCACAGCAGGTTCAAGCAGGTAACACAGATCATTTTGCTGCTGTGCGAATGATGAGTGACGGAACCGGTGTTGGTGATCCTCGTGCTCCGCAACCTCCAATGGCACAAAACCTGGATGCTGCCTACCTAAAGTTAAACCTTCCAGGATCTCCGTTGCCACAACATGGTTTGTTTACAGATCGTAATGTTAAAGCAACAGAAATTACACAAGATCAGATGCTCGCCAGTGAGCAAATGATGATGTCACAAATGATGCCGATGCGTGGACAACTTCCCATGGGTATTATGCCTCCCGTTCCCCAAAAGAAAGGTAACCGCTGATGGACAAAGCAAAAGCAAAAAAAGCAGTTAGCAAATCAAAAGGTCGTAAAAAAACTGCGCAACAGGAAGATCCAGCAGCAGCCCTTGGCATGATGAGTGCTACCGCTGGAATTAACCCTGAAGTTCAAGCTTCTTCCATCTCACTGCAACCAGCAGACGGTTACATCAATCCTTATCGAGCAACCGGTACAATGGCTCCAACGTCATATACAGCAGGTAATATGCTTGCCGGTCACAATGCTCCGCATATGGTCAACTACTGAACTTAAATAATCTGGATTGATAAAGGGTTGCTATAATTTTTTCAATGGGACGGAAGTTCCAGGCAAGCAGCGGTTACGGGAAACCGGAAACTACTGTACCCAAGGATCCTCCAGATCCTGGTTTCAGCTAAAACTTACGCTGAATTACCAACATGTTTATCGATAGCTAACTCAGATCCTGATAGGTTTTTCCTTTTAAGATTTGATAAATGGCCAAGTGATTGCAGTTAAAGTAAGCAGCAATTTTTCTATAAGAAAGACCGTCTGATCTCATTTCTTTAATCTGCACAATGTCATCCTCCGAAAACTTTCTTAATGTTTTCTTTGGCCTACCTTTACTGGCGTAACCATTTTTAGAGTAGCACCCAGCTTTTAACGCCCTATCGTAATTCTCTCTTTTTGTAACAACTTCAAGGTTTTCAAGAGAATTGTTTCTTTTGTTTCCGTCTTTGTGATCAACTTGAAGAGAAGCACTTCCGGTTCCGTGTAAAGCTAAATCTAAATCTAAAAATGTCACAGCCATAAGAACGTGTACATGGTGCCTTTCTTTCTTTTCATTTTTAAGAACAGAAACCCTGTCGTACATGCTTGATGAGCTGACCTTTAATTCAACAAAGTCTTCATTGATTTTTTGATAAGGAGTCCCAGAAAAGCTCAAGTAAAGGTTTTCAAATCCAGGAACAAGTTTTGGTTCCATGTTGTATAAAAACAACTTGATTCCAATCCTAACACGACTTAGCTGAGTAGTCAACGTTGTCGCCTGATCAGGCAACTGATCAGTGAAAACCGGGTGAATTCAGGGAAGCCCTAACGTCAAGTCGAGGGTAATCCTGAGCCAAGCCAACTAAGTACGTAGTTGGAAGGTGCAGAGACTAGGCGGTGAATGACGCTTCATTCGTAATACGCCATTAGCGCCCGGCACCCTTACAGGGTGAAGAGATAGTCCACCCCTTCAGGAGACTGGAGATCAGGAGAACGATTTTCCCAAGCTGTTGGGCGCGGAGCTGTACCGTCCCCACCCGGCTTATATTGTGGAAATGGCAGCCGAGCCTGTTGTTGTCCACGACTTCACTAAACAGCCTGGTCAAACTGTTCAGTTAGACCGGTACCGTTTCTGGGGCAACCCCGGCACCAAAACTCAGCGTGAGCGTACCCAAGACCAAACGATTGGTACGGCTAATAGCCGCTCCATCGTTAAGGACAAAGTGCTCGTCTCTCTGCGTGAGTACACTGGTCCTGCCGACCCGAACAACTCCAACCTCCCGAGCACTTTCAAAATTGCTCGTGAGACTCTGATGACCGCTCAGCGTCTGCTGCTGGACACCGGGAACCTTAACATGTTCCACCAGTCCATCGGTTCGCTGACCCTGCTAGACGACTATCGCCGCTGGCGCGATCGTGTGTTCCTTGATGAGTTTTCGAAATCGGAAGCTCGTGGTGCCTCTTCTGACACCCAAGGTGGTTACTACTACCCCAACGGTAAGATCAAGACTGGCTCTACCACGCTGACTGCTTATTCCGCTACAGAATACGCTTCTGAGCGTTATAAGTTCAACGTCAAAACTGACCTTCTGGAAGTTGTCAAGCAACTCCGCAAGCGCAATGTGCCTGTCTTTGCTGACGGTTACTACCGCTGTATTGCTGATCCCTCTTTCATGAAGGATCTGCGTGCTGACCAAGGTTTCCGTGAAGTGGCTCGTTACCCTGGCATGGGCCAGCCTAACCCCCTTATGGGTGCCATGGCTCCCAACGCCTCCATCTATGGCGGCGGTCAGTACGGCCAAGCTCAATTCGTGGCTGGTGAACCGATCATGCCTTCTGGCTTTGTCTTTGAAGGCGTACGTTTCTTCGAGTCCACCAACTTTGCTGACAAGTCCATCACTGTGGACACTGGCGACGGTCTCGGCGCTGTGTCTCACAACACTCCTCCTGCTCTGTTCTTCGGTCCTCAGGCCGTTGGCGTGGGCATCGGTGGCCCCAACGCTCAGGTTCTCATCAACAACAACGATGACTTCAGCCGCTTTATCATCTTGATTTGGCAGCTGTACGCTGGCTTTGCCAACCTGAACAAGGACTTCGTCACCGCAGCTTTCACCATCGTTTGAGGAGGTAACTAACAATGGCTACTTATAAATCAAACGCTGGTGCAATTCTGCAACCAGGCAACCAGGTTAACCGCCTCTCTGGTTACAACGGCGAGGGTGTGTTTGGTTGGCCAGGTGTTGAAGCTTACGAAACTATTGGTTACGTCAGGATCAGCAACCTTGCTGCTGACAAAGCTAACTTCAAGAGCTTTGACATCACCGTGCCTTCCCCGGATCGTCGTCCTGACGACCGTGTGCGCGACAACCGCACCTCTCTCGTGGTGCCAGCTTCTTCAGCTCGTCCTACCTACGTTGTGGGTGCGTCGATCGCGGTGGCCCAAGACTACACAGTTACTGGTTTCCCCGCTGATCCTGTGACTGCCAACATTGGTGGTACCACTTCCGAGCTGCTGGTTCTTGGTCCTAACAACGCTGGCGTACCTTTTGGTATTCCTGCTACTCAGCTGAACGGTCTTGCCGCTGCTACATCAAGCATCACTGCTGCCAGCTCCCTGTTTACTCAGGGCCTGTCTGGCGTTACGGCTGCTGGTCTTCCCTTCCCGTCCAGCGTTACTAGCACAATTGTTGCTGGCGACCTTGCCAACAGCATGATGTACAAAGTAACTTCGGACACCACCTTCAAGGTGTTCAACACCACTGCCATCACCTCCACAACGGTAAATGGCGCCGGTATCTTCATCAGCCAAACTGATTTTGATGCTGGACGTGCAGGCTACCTTGTGTGTCGCGTGAACTACATTCGTCCTCAAGCCGCCGTCTCCTGGCGCGACATTGAGGGTCTGATTGACTTTGCTTCCCAAGTGGGTGGCGACGACATCTGATCAGTAGCGCAACAAGGTTAATGTTGGTATTGTATTGGTAGTTGTCACTCCTATGGAATGCTCTACCAATACAAACTGACTGGCGGACTCGTTGAAGTTGTTTCTAAACACGGAGACGGTGTCTTAATGTGTGTGGACTCTCAAGATGAGGTTATCTATGTCGAAGAAAACGACTTGACGCCTCATCTTGAAGCCACCAACGAAAAAATTCGGACGGAAGAACGTCTAACTGCTCAGCTTGAAGCTGAAGGCGTTCGTCCAGCCAAGCCAACAACACGGGAAACTTTCCCTCTTGATGTCCGCATCAATATCAACACAGCAACTGCACGTCAGATCGCAGACTCTCTCCCTGGCGTCGGACTTAAGACAGCCCGTGACATTAAAGACTTGCAAACGTCGTTGCCAGCTGAACGTTTCCAGAAGTTAGAGCAACTCCGATCAATTAAACGCGTCGATTGGGATGAGATTTTTAAAGAAAATCTTGTCCGCGTAGAGTGATAATTTGCGCGTGCTAGTGTGTTACTGGGTATAGCTATAGCCTGCGATACCCAAAAACGCATTAATAAAAACTAATGCAACTCGATACCTTCCTTAAATCAAAGGTCCGCTGGCACCTGGGGTACAACACTACATCCATCCCCGCTGGTGACCAAGCGCGGCTAGAGGAAGCTGTCAACAACATCCCAGATTCGTTCTGGTATAGCAAGATTGTCGAACAGGTCGGTCGGTGCGATGAGGCTGAAAAACGCACAGACATGACAGGTAGCGTGAACAATAACACCGTTCCTCGTAATCGTATTGAAAGCATCGCTGGTGACGTTGATCGTACGATTGCAACTTCTGATTTTAGGGACACGCTAAAAACCTGGACGGCAATTTATCTATACGAGACGGATCGACTAGCCCTTCATCTTTATGTCCCCAATTACCGAAATCCTGAACAAGCGAGGTATCGGTTTAATCGGGAAGGCGCTGAGTTTATCCAAGCACTTCCTGGCCCCGCTGACGTTGCTGTTGGCACTCGACTTATGCTCAACAACAGCTTCCGCTAAATCCTCATCAGCTGCATCAGTCATGGCAGAAGATCTAGCTTTTTACCAACAACAAGTACAGAATCCTTCTGTGCAAAAGCTGCTTAACGCAATTCGTTACGCAGAAGGAACAGCTGGTCCTCAAGGCTACCAAACACAGTTCAGTGGTAAAAAGTTTTCTGATTTAAGTCGCCATCCAGATCAAGCAATCAGTTCAGGTGGATACACCAGCACCGCCGCTGGAGCCTATCAATTTTTAACACCGACTTGGCAATCTGTTTCAAAAAAACTTGGACTAAAAGGTTTTGGCCCTAAAGAGCAAGACATTGCTGGTACGTACTTAGCGCATCAACGTTTAAAACCAATTGGTGGTTTTGCACGTTTAGAAAAAGAAGGGTTGTCTCCAGAAGTTGCGGCCGCTTTATCTCCGGAGTGGGCATCGTTCCCCACGCAAAGCGGTAAAAGCTATTACGGACAACCGGTCAAGTCTTTAAAAGATCTACAAAAAGTTTTTGGCACAACTCCAAAAACAACGCAACCCACACAACAACTTACACAACAACCCGTAGCTGCAAGACAAGCTCAAACCCCAGGTGGAATTACCTACAACATTTATTTAACAGATGAAGACCAAAAAGAATCTGTTGATCCCATGGATTTCATGCGAACCTTAGCTCTTGGTCGCCGTAACAATTTAAACGTTGCTGACATGGCTAGTGCAATTGCTGGCGCCGCCAGCACTCCTCAGAACTTTGGTTTTGGTATGAGCTGATGACCAACAGCATGCACGTCGGATATGTAGCAAAAAGCGGAGAAGACGTTCTCCCTTCTACTGGCCCACATCTCGATGTTCGTGTTCTTAAAGACGGTCAGTATATTGATCCATCTACTTGGCGCTCAGGTTTACAACGTTTAAAAATTGGATCTGCTCGTACACCGCTCTATCGGCAACAAGGAGACAAGTGGTCTCCGGGATTTGCAATTACTTCTGGTTACGGCCCTAGGGTCGCTCCTACGGCTGGTGCATCAACAGACCACAAGGGCATTGATTACGGTATTGCAGGAGGAGAGCAGCTGTTCTGGGAGGGCCCAGGAACTTTTAAACCTGGCAAAGGGTACGGAAGCATTACAACCCCAGAAGGATACGAAGTTCGTCTTCTTCACACCAAAGGAGGAAAAGAAACTCAGCTTCAACCCACACAGCAAACAACTGTTCAACCGCAACCTCAAACTCAATTAACTGACGCTTTTGGTACAAACGTTACATACAACTTCTACGTTCAACCAAAAAAACAAAAATCTTCTAAAGACTACCTTACTTCTTTTATTGAAGAAAACCTTCAGCAACAAAAAGAGTCGCCTCTTTCAGCTAACTCCATCTATAAAATGCTGACATCAGCTGCTGCTCCTTCCAACGTGTATTCCTCATTTGGGTTGGGATAGATGCGACGTCTTAGCAGCTTTAATCGTTTTGTGCAGCCTACGGAGCATCCAGACGATTGGGGTAGGAAAAATGAGCCTCCCGTGGCAAGGCCAGGCGACTTTAAACTTGGCTACACCCTGGGACTGAACCGCAACGCTCCTCCCTACGAACGTCCATCTGCAACCAGTACAGGGCCTGGAATGACCGGCGCTCCTCGTAAAGCGCGTATGGCAGGAGAAGCCCTTCAAGCGTTCATAAACTCAACTGGTACGCCATCCACAGAGCCGTTGCCTGATGTAGGAAGAGCAGAAATCAGGGTTCCCTTTCTCTACTGAATGCCATAACTGTTGACCTAGACTAGAATCTAAAAATCAGAAACGTAAAACGCAGTGTCGTCTTCTAGTTCAAATAAACAACCAATGCTGGTTGATCGTCCAGCAACTACAAGCACTCTTGTCACTGTTGCTTCGGGCCAAACATTTTCTACCACACTGGTGCCGACATCTGTTGGCAACGCTACAAAAATTTTTGATGTTGATTCCTCTCTAACTGATACATCTGTCAGTGGCGCATACATTGACGAAATTTGGTTTCAATACGCAAAACGAAATAACACAGCTATTGACGCGCAGTCCCCAACAACGGGAACTTACTCTGCAAATGGAACAACAGTTACCGTAACAATTGCAGCTGGTCACAACGCGCAGATTGGACAAAAAGTTGTTCTGGATTACACCAGCTACAGCTCTGGCAGCTTACCAGCAGATGAAATTATTACAGTTACTTCCGTAACTCTAACAACCTTTACCGGCACAACAGCGGCCTCTGTCTCAGGACCAATTACCGGTAATGTCAATGCTTACCTGCCACTTGACTTTTGTTTCTATCTTGTTAACGCAGCAACTCTTACAAATACAAACCAGTTCTTTCCTTTATTTGTTGCTAGCATCCCCGCAACTTACGATAACCAGTTTTTTAGCCTCAGCTCTAATAACGTTCTTCCTCTCATTAACCACCCAGTTCCTCAGGCTGGCGCAAACTTTACAAGTACAAACAGCCTGACATCGCCTAAAATTCGTGGTTTAATGTTGCAACGTGGACAAGCTCTTTATGCAGCAGTAAGCGGTCCCACTGCGCTAACTAATGGTTTCTATGTAGGTGTCCAAGGCGGATACTATTGATGCAAGACAATGCCCTTTAATTCTAGCGGATTCAAAAATCCAGCTAAATTAAATTTCAACGGAAAGTCTTTTGGTGGTTTTGAAGATCCAAAACAGTTTCGGAAATCACCTGCATATTCATTAGATGCAAACCCGTTTAAGTTTACGCCGGATAAAGATGAAGTTCGTAGTCGAATTAAGTACTACGATCAAGATTCTCTTTGGGCCAGATGGAGACGCGGTTACGAGTTATACGCAATAACCCAAAGTGTTTTAGGTTCTTCTGCATCAGAACGAAAATCCAGAGGAGATTACAGAGTGTACTGTGCATATCAACAGTACCCTGGAGAATTTATCCCTGCGCGTGTATTTACTTTTCCGTCAATAAATCAAGAAACAGGCGGGCAGTTTGTTGGTATGCGAGATACCAACTCATTTAGTTTTTACAAATTTGGTTTACCTATTCTTGCTGTTCGTTATCTCGGAGAAGTTATAAACGCAAGCTACGCTCAAGTAGGTACTTCCATAACAGTAACCAAAAGTGACCATGGGTTTTTGGTTGGTGAAAACGTTTATCTTGATTTTCAATCTGGTGGCGCATTAGACGTAACACTTCCTGTTGTAAGTAAAACGCAAAACACTTTTACGGTGACTTCGGCTTCTCCACTAACAACAAGTGGAACTGTAAAATACTACCTTTCAACAACATTTAACGATACTCGTTGGGTTTCAACTAGAGTACAACTTCGTTTTTTGCCTACGCCAGCCCTTCTTTTTGCAGGAGAACGGCTTGCCGATCGAATTGTAGAACGTGATCCAGGAGTAATTTCAACTTACTCCAGAACCGGTTCAATTGTTACTGTAAATTGTTCTTCACAGCACGGGTTGTCAACTGGAAATAAAGTTTTTGTTTCTATTACTGGAGGAGTTGTTTCTTCTGGGCAATATGAGATTACAGTAATAACGCCAACTCAACTTACTTTTTCAACAATTGATAGCGGCAGTACTTCTGGTAACTTGACGTTAAACAGATTAATCCCCGGTTACAGGTACGATGACTATGTAGGATATACCGTTACAGGTGTAGATGTAACAACAAGTGAAATTATTTTCCAAAGAGACGACAGCTATGGAGCAAGAACTGCAAACGGTATTACAGAAACAATTGTCCCAGCCCACAGAGGTTTTGCTGTTGGTAGGTTTTTAACAACTGAATTACGTTGGCAGTGCGGCTGTCAAGACTACATTCGTCGCTCTGGTTATAACTTGTACAAAGAAGTACAGGCTAGAAAATTTCCTGTAACTGCAATTACGTCTACAAAACCAGGTCAAACCCAAAATAAAGACGGCACAATCACCGATACCCGAGACATTCCAGGTAGTTTTTCTGATTTAGGTTATATTTCAATTAACAATTTTTATCAACTTCCAAATTACAAAGATAAAGCAGGCACCTCGTATCCTAACTTGATGTACTATCAGTTGCGCTGGTGCAAACACATTTATGCAGCAATGTTTTCTCTTCAACACAATGAAGGAAACCAGGAGATTGATTTAACTGCACGTTATATTCAGACCGGTCCAAACGTTACAGTTTATGCATCAGATCACGGCTTAGAAGCAAACACTAAAATTCAACTTGATTTTACAAGCGGCTCTGCTATATCAGGCGAGTACACAATTACAAGTGTTCTAAACAAAGACAGTTTTGTAATTGTTTACCCATTTTCCAATGCAACTAGCGGTTATTGCACTGTCAATAATTTAAGAGAACATGAATATGTTTCAAACTGGTTGCTTGAGCCAAGTGATAAACCTATTGGCGACGATCTAGATACTTTTTATCGTAACTTTGATAAAGAGAATGAGAAGTTAAAACAAGCAGCAGAAAGATTAATGCTTGTACAAAAAGGAATGCCGTGGTCCGGAAACAAACCTATTATTGGTGATTACAATCAACCACAACAAGTTGCAAATTACGATCCGCAGCTTTTGACTATGTTGGTAACTGACAACATTCGAAAAGATTACACTAATCAATTAGACCGCAGTGGTAAACCTTTAAATACAACAAACCGTATGATTTCAATGCTTAGCAAGCTTTTAAATGTAGATCCTACCCTTATAAACGATATTAAATTTGGAACGCTTAATCAACCTTTAATCAACTACAATCAAAATTTTGAGTCAGGTCTTGTTGATAGTGGTTCTTACTTAAACGGGGATCCTGTTGACCCTGCTTCTTCTACAAGTACAATTGACTGTAGCACCTACTCACCGCTGACCGATCAGGATGCAGTGGTTGATGCCGGATTGTACATTAACGTTTGATTATGGCTATTCAAGTTCTCGGTCGTCGTTCTAATGTTCTTTATGATCGCCCTTACCCAATCAGATTAGGTACTGGTGAAGTTGCAATTAATTACAACTCTGGCGATCCAGGTTTGTTCTTCGCTGATAGTACTTCTTCGCCTTCAACAGGGCTCATTAAAGTTGGCCCTACTTACATTGGTGCAACTGCACCCAATACGCCAGCGGCAGGATTTGTTTCATTTTCAAAAGGTGAATCTTGGTTAGACACATCTAGTACTTACATCCATAAATTATTTGATGGGACTAGCTGGCAAACTCCAAAAGCTGTTGCTTCCAGGGGTAATGGCAAGCCTGCAAATCCTATTGATGGTCAGCTACACTACGACAATTTAGTTCCTGGTTTATTCATGTACAATTCCACAACAGTTTCTTGGTTGGCTGTGTAGTCAGTTTTTATTTAAACTGAGGAGATAGTCTAAAATTCTGTCAAGCTTGTTATGGACGGCTTCAATTTCGCGTAGAAAGTCTTCTTTTAAAACGTAATCGTGAAGAACACGCTCTTCAAGCCTGTCCAAATCTTTCTCAATTGACTCAAACCTTGAATTGATTTTTTGATTAAAATTTGACAACGCCTTAGAAAAACCAGTGACCGCACCTGCGATACCAGATAAGATTGCAATAATTGTGTCAGGTGCCACGCGAAGCTTGCTTTTTCTCCTATTCTAAAGTGTTTAACAACCTATAATGAATTTCAGAAGTAGTTTGCGGCTACCGGTGCGCCCGGTTTAAAGTTCTAAAATGGCAACACAAGTACAGTTTCGACGCGGCACTACAGCTGAAACCAGCAATTTTACTGGTGTTGTCGGTGAAGTTACTGTCGATACAACAAAACATGTTTGCGTTGTTCACGACGGTACACAAGCTGGCGGATATCCGCTTATGCTTGAAAATGGAAACAACTCTGCATTGTTTCCAGGATCTTTAAGCAATTGTGCGTTAAAGTTCTTTGGAGATCCGAACACAGGTTTTATTTCCCCCGGCACGGATCAATTTGCAATTGTAACTGGGGGAGTTGCTAGACTTACAGCAGATGCGGCTGGTGCAATTACTATCCCAGGTAATGTATCTATCGCAGGAAATCTTTCTGTAACCGGAGGATTTAGTTCTTCCGATAACCTTGCGCTTATAGTTGCTCTGAGCTAATATGGCCAATATTTTTAAAATGGCTACCAAATCCAGTTTGGTTACTGATGCGGTAAGCAACTCAACAACAAACGTTTTGTCAATTGGCTCCACAGCAACGTCTATAGTTCTTAGCGTTCTTATTTCCAATAAGGTTGGATCAAGTGCTAGTGCAGATGTTTATCTAGTAACAAGCACCGGAGACGACGTTTACTTAATCCGTAACGCACCTATTCCTGGCGGCTCTACCCTTGAATTAATCAACGGTAACAAAATTATCTTGAGTTCAAATGACATCCTGCGAGCACGTGCGGATACTTCAAGTGCCCTGGATATTTCTGTAAGCTATCTAGAGCAAACGCCATAACACGGCGACCTGCGTCAACCACAAATACAATAGAACAATAAGTGTGACTCAAAAACGTGGCCTATCTTGGTAACAATCTTCAAGCAGCCTATAGCAGCTACTTAAACATTGATGATATTCGGGCTTCTTTTAACGGAGTCACAACAACATTTCCACTTAGGGTCGGCGGAGCTTCTCCAGTACCGTTTCCTATTAACCCACAACAATGCTTGATTTCTGTTAACGGCGTTGTTTTGCGTCCCGACGACACCGCAACAGAAGGTTTTAGGCTTGTAGGAACAGACATTGTATTTAAAAATGCTCCAGCTGGAGGAGCCACGTTTTTCGGCATTATTTTAGCGGGAGCAGATTACATCAACGTTGGAGCAAATTTCCCTGACGGCACTGCAACTGTTCCCTCTATTACATTTGATCAAGATACGGATACAGGTTTTTACCGTCTTTCTTCAGGGTCTGCTGGTTTTACTTCTAATGGAACAAAAACAGTCACATTTGACACATCATCACTAACTGTTGATGTTGCTGGAGTAAATATACGTGGTAGTCGAATTATTGATTGTTCTAACAGTACAGGAAACTTAACCATATTCGGTGGCGCAGGAAACGGCGCAAACATTGAATTGTACGGTGGTTCGCACCCAACGCTTGCCAATTTAGCTGTTTTTGACAGTAACCAGCATCGGTTTAGAACTGCAGACGGTACAACCGAACGTCTCCGCATCGACAGTTCCGGCAACGTAGGCATCGGAACAAGCAGCCCAGGAAGCCTGCTCGATCTCAGATTTGCTACCAGCCCCATCAACGACAACGGCGGCGGATCTAATGCCCTCCGTGTTTGGACATCCAGCGCACTCGCTGCCGACACTGGTGGTGCAATCAGCCTAGGTGGGGTCAGCCAGACCGGAGGTGGCTCAAGCGCTTTTGGACAAATAGCAGGCCGCAAAGTAAATGCCACATCAGCCAACTATGCTGGTTATTTGCAATTTTCAGTTAATAATGCAGGCGGCACGATGCTCGAGGCCATGCGCATCGACAGCACCGGCCGCGTGGGGATTGGGACTAGTAGTCCTAGCACATCTTTGCACGTTTCTGGTAGCGCAATTACGCCCGCAACATTTCAAACGTCTAACGCGGATTTATATCTACGTTTTGTTAACAGTGTCGACCCAAATGGATACATAGGTTATCAAAGTAATGCATTAACACTCTGGACAGTGAATGCTGAGCGTCTCCGCATCGACAGCTCCGGCAAGCTGCTGGTGGGATCGAGTACGGCACGTAGTCTTTATGGCCAAACAGGGGTTCTTCAAACAGAAGGCACAGGTTACGCATCATCAGGTGTAAACATAATTCTCAACAATGCGAGCACAGCCGGCCCTTTGCTCATGCTGGGCAAATCCCGTGGTAGTGTTAACGGCTCTAGTACTATTGTTCAAAACGGCGATACACTAGGAGAAATTTACTTCTGCGGTGCAGATGGCACCGACCTTGATACTCCAGGAGCCAGTATTGTAGCGGGGGTAGATGCAACGCCTGGCAGTAATGACATGCCGGGCCGCCTAGTGTTCTCCACTACGGCCGACGGCGCTGCTAGTCCTACGGAACGCCTCCGCATCGACAGCTCCGGCCGCGTGGGAATTGGGACGAGTAGTCCTGAAAACAAATTTGAAGTTATTGGTGACGGTAATCGTATTGTTTGCCGTAATGCGACTAATGGTGGTGAAGCACGCATTGAAGCCCAGGTACAAAATTACACATCAGGATCTACATTTATTGGCACTGCGATCTCACAGTATGGATCAACTGCAACTGGCACAACTGGTGGACAAGCAAACGCAAACCTTGGAGTTTTAACGTTCCAGAATACAAGCACTGGTTTAATTCTTACAAACGGTGCAACACCACTTGTTTTTGGAACTACAAGTGTTGAACGCATGCGATTGACTGGCATTGGGACATTAGCACTTGGTACAAGCGTAGCTCCAATTGGAACGCACGAGTTTTGTTGGCAAGGTTCCCATCGATGCGCCTTTCGCAATGTAGATAGTACTGCGTCAAATTGTAATGGGTTGTTAATTGCTTATGACAACGCTGCTCCAAACGGAAATGTTAATGATTTTCTGTTATGCACAGATAACGCAGCAACAAGAGCTGCAATTCGATCTAACGGCGGCATTGCAAATTTTCAAGCAAATAACGTCAATCTTTCTGACATCAATCTTAAAAAAAATATTTTACCTGCAAACAGTACGTGGGAGCATTTAAAGCAGTGGGAAATTGTCAGCTATCAGTACAAAGATCAGTCAAATGAAAGTGATTTAAATTTTGGTGTTATTGCTCAGCAGGTTGCTGAAATTTCTCCGGAAGTTATTACAGTATTCCAAAAAGCAACACAAAGCCAACCTGATCAACTCGGCGTTAAAGAACAACAAATGTATTGGATGGCCATTAAAGCACTTCAAGAAGCAGTGGATCGCATTGAAACTTTAGAAAACAAAGTTACCGCACTGGAGACGGCTTGAATCAATTAAGATGTAAGTTGAGTTGACTGCGTTAATGAAAACATCTAAAGCTGGAATCGAACTAATTAAAGCTTTTGAAGGTTTACGTTGCGTCTCCTATAAAGATGCCGTAGGGATTTGGACTGTAGGTTACGGTCACACAGGTCCAGACGTTAAACCAAATACGCAGATTACGTCGGCGCATGCAGAAATTTTATTGAAGGCTGATCTTGCCAGCACAGAAAAAGCAGTAGAGAACCTTGTTAAGGTGCCGATTAATCAGCATCAGTTTGATGCTCTTGTTTCTTTTTGTTTTAACGTCGGGGCCGGTGCCCTTGGTCAATCCACTCTACTTAAGCGCCTAAATGCTGGAGAAGACCCAAACACAGTAGCCAAAGAAGAGCTGCCCCGCTGGAACAAAGGAGATGGAAAAATTTTAGAAGGTTTGAGTCGTAGACGAACTCAAGAAGTTGAAGTTTTTTGTTCTGCTGCTCCCGAGTTAAAAACAGGAACAGTTGAGATTACCAGCAACACAAAAACCTGGTTCAAAAAACGTCCTATTCCTTCATCGGAATTAAGCAATGATGAAAAGTCTTCAGTTGTTGCAAAACGTACAATTCGAAACTGTAAGGTTCTTGATAAAAAAGATAAACACACGCTTCTTGAATTAGGCTTTGGCCTCGGTAAGTGGTGGGTGTTTGATGAACATTGGGAGGGACTTGTAACAACAACAGAAGTCAAGCCGTATGCGACTACAGGTGATCTTCGTTACCTGCGCAACTTCCCTTACTTTTATCAAGTTGATAACGGTCCTCAAGGCTGGCGCCAATGCCAATCCAGCAGCATTGCTATGTGCTTAAAGTACTTAGACGTGCCTGGTATTAATGACGATATAGATTACTTAAAGATTGTCAATAAGTACGGTGATAGTCCAGCGCGTTACCCACATATCTGTGCCTTGAAAGAATTAAACGTTGATGCTAAATTCACGCAGACAGCAGATGAGCAAGATGTCAAAGATCAGATCGACAAAGGCAAACCTGTTGTTGCCGGTATTCTTCATCATGGAGCTGTATCTGATCCTTCTGGTAGTGGTCACTTCGTGGTTATTTCTGGATATGGGGATGGATACTGGCTGGTACAGGACCCGTATGGAGAGCTTGATCTCGTTAACGGAGGCTGGGCAAAGACCGGCGCAGAAGCTGGAAAAAATGTTCGTTACAGTTTCAAGAACACTGACCCCAGGTTTTTTGTTGAGGGTGGCGGAAGTGGCTGGTGTTGGTTAAACTTTAAAAAACTTTGATCTCATGGAAGCAATCATCAAAGAAATGGGTCCCAAGCTCAAAGAGCAACTGGCTGACCTTGCCAACCAAATTCGCCAAGCCGAAACTAATGTTTTTGCTCTTAAAGAAGGGTACTTAAAAGTTCAAGGTGCTTTGGAGCTGCTGGAAATTTTCCAGAAAGAGGAACAAAAAATGAACGAAGCAGAAGCAATCAGCGAGGTTCTTTGAGGTGTTGGGAGAGTTTACGAAAGGTCGTTATCGAGCGCTTGAGCTAATCGCTGATTACATTCGTGAACCCTCCCGCGAAATTCGTCTTAATGCCATCGTTTGCAATGTCAGCGATGAAGATTTACGCTGGGTTACAGACAAACTCCACTACTTCTTACTGAAGCTACTAGAGGATGCTGAATATGACCCAGCGGAAGATTGCAACGACATCTCCGCTTTGATTGATTAAGCTGAATGTCAGATTTGAACTGACGGCCCCTCGCTTACAAGGCGAGTGCTCTGACCACTGAGCTAATCCAGCAATGGGAGCAGGGGGACTTGAACCCCCACAGCGTTGCCGCCTGCGGATTTTAAATCCGCTGCGTCTACCAATTCCGCCATGCTCCCTGGCGACAAAAGCATAGCGCAAAAGGCAGGTGTATGCACCATACAGTTTTGTCATGGATGCATGACAGACATGTTCCACTGTGAGCAAGACCTTTTAGCAAATCTTATTGTTCTCAGTCCTAAGCTTGCGCGTCGAAAATTCAGACAGCACATCTTTGAAGAGTGGCAATGGAAATGTGCTTACTGCGATAAACAATTAAGCGAAGGTACGGCTACGATTGACCATATCTTACCAAAACATAGAGGTGGTCATAACGTAAAAAACAACCTAGCTTGTTGTTGTACAAACTGCAACAAGTCGAAAGCGTCGACTCTTCTTGAAGTCTGGTATACAGACAGCCATCCCTGTTACTCGGAGGAGAGGCTTGGTAAACTAAAGCAATGGATGGAGCAAAAACCTTGTTCCATAAAGCTACCGCAAACTGACGCGGCTATTCCGTACATTGCCAGTGATTCCTACATCGGATGGATCGCAAGCTAAACGCGACTCAACGGTTTTTCTTGCTAACTATATCGACAGCATTGATTCCTTGCAGAAGGGACGGATTCCGTCTGGGTTCGATCAGTTAACAAAGGGTGAAGTTCCTGACAGTGTTAATGACAAAGTAGCCCGTGGGGTAATCAAGGTCTGACAATGTCTGATCGAGCTAAAGCAAAAAAGCTATCCAAAGCACACATGCAGTGCAATAAACCTGTCCGCACTCCAGGGCATCCCACCAAATCTCATGTTGTTAAAGCGTGCGGGAAAGATGTCACTGGCGGCGAAAAGATCATTCGGTTTGGGGAGCAAGGTGCAGAAACAGCAGGCAAACCTAAAGAAGGTGAGTCTGAACGCATGAAACAAAAACGTGCAAGTTTTAAAGCTCGACATGCTAAAAACATTGCTAAAGGCAAAGGTTCAGCTGCATATTGGGCTAATCGTGAAAAATGGTGACACTTATGGCTAAAACAGACAAAAAAACAGGTTGCTACATTGCATTGGTGCAAGCATTGCGTGATACGTCTTACTTGCTTAATCAGACGTATATTGTGCACTGGAATTTAATCGGCTGTAAGTTCTACTCAATCCATAAACTGACGGAGTCAATGTATGAAGAGCTTCAAGATGGCCTTGATGCAATCGCTGAGCATCTTCGTTCTTTGGATATTGCTGCTCCTAAAACAGTTGAAGACCTCAACTATTCCACACTTCCTGCTGTTCCAGACGACTGCTTTGATCAGGAAGGTTTGATCGGCACACTGGCAGCAAACTCTGATCTGTTAGCAGATAAATTTGCTGAAATTGCAAAGCAAGCTGGTGCTATTGGCGATGACCTAACTCTTGATTTGGCAGTAGAGCGGGCGCGTGCGCACAAAAAATTCCAATGGCTGCTTAAATCTAACCTTGGTTGCTAAAAGAATTTCTGCTTAATTGACAACGCTGCTAGAATTTAAACAGCCTAGATTAATAGTAAGCCAGTGCCTGCTACATCTTTTCAGCACATGTTCCCGGACGGGACTGATCGTTTCTATAATCCCGTTCCGATTGCCCCCAGTGAAACTCTGCAGGACCCTGTGGGCAAACTGCGTGTTTCTACGCCGCAGGCACTGATCGATACTGACTTTGAATACAGCACTCAGTCAACTAAGTGGGAATCGCTGAACCTGTTAAGTAACCGGCCCAGTGCATTCTATGACGTTACTACACCGTTAACCATTACAGGTGTATCCGGCGCTGGCACACGCGTTGTCACTGTTCTGACGACCACGCCTCCCGCAGTCGGTACGCCTATTTACGTCCAGAGTACGACCAATCCTTTGGCTGACGGTTGGTTCCTAGTAAACACTGTCAGCGCTGGTGTGAACTTTACGTATGTAGCAACTAATACAATTGGTGCTGGTTCAATTTTTGACGCAACAAAAACGTATATTTTCAGCGGTAACTTTTATACGGGCTCGGGTATTCCGTTAACAGGTACAACTGCATTTACTTTTTCGACTACAACTATTACCTGTACAACAACAAATGCCCACGGCTTAAGCATCGGTGATGCCGTTTATGTTGTTGGCACTACTGCAACAACAAACCCACCTAACGGTTCGTGGGTTGTACGTACTACTCCAACATCTAATACGTTTACTTTTGCAGTAATCAACGCTCCAACAGGCACAATCAATAACACTGCAGGTTCTACCAACCTTTATCCTCGTCCGTACGGAAGCATTATCCATCGTTCGTTTGATGGTGGCGTTGCTTTTACTGCTGGCTATCCTTATTCAGGTAACCAACTGATTCGCCAAACGCGTCGTTATTTCCGTTACCAGTCCGGTAAAGGCATTCAATTCAGTACTGGTACATGCGTAAAACCAGAATTTAACGTAGATTCGATTACTTCTTCTGGCGCTACTGTCACTGTCAACCTTAAATTCCCACACAACTTAAACCCGTCTTACGTCTCTGACACTGGCATTGCTGTTAACGCTGGTGCAGGCCTGGCGTTTACCTATTCACAATTCATCAACAACAGTTTAACAATCAACTGCACAACGACAAACCCGCACGGTTTTGCTGTTGGTGACCCTGTTTTTGTGACAGGTACAACAGCGACTACAAACCCTCCTAATGGCAATTGGACAGTTAAAGCTGTTCTTAGTCCGACTGTGTTCCAGTTTGATGTAAGAAGCGCACCAACTGGAACTATTACTGCAGCTGCTGGCTCAACATCAACTCTCTATCCAGTCCCAGGTGGACCCTATGTTGTGGTTACTGGTTGCAATGAAACTGCTTACAACGGAACGTTTCTTGTCCAAACTGTTCCAACTGACTTGAGTTTTACTTACACTGCAGCATCTACTCCTAGTGCTGCTACAGCTACAGGTTCTGCTATCATTGTTTCGCCTTCTGGTTGGTACGGCGCTCGCAGTCGTATTGGTCTTTTTGATGAACAAAACGGATTCTTTTTTGAGTTTGATGGACAAACCTTGTACGCCGTTAAACGGAGCAGTACGAAACAGCTTTCTGGAACTCTGGCAGTAAACTCCGGTTCTGGTTCTGTAACCGGTACAAATACTCAATTTGCACAGCAGTTAGTTCCTGGTGATTACGTTGTTATTCGAGGCATGACCTATTTGGTCCAATCGATTAGCAGTAATACTTCAATGGTTATTTATCCTGAATACCGTTCTGCTACAAACGTTTCAAACTGTATTGCCAGTAAGCGTATTGATGAAAGATATTCGCAATCTCAGTGGAATCTTGATCGTTGCAACGGCACTGGAAGCGCCGGATTCAATCTGGATCTTACAAAGATGCAGATGATGTATATCGATTACTCCTGGTACGGTGCTGGCGCAATTCGCTTCGGCTTTAAAGATCAAAACGGTGAGGTCATTTATTGTCACCGCATTTCTAACAGCAACCGTAATACGGAAGCTTACATGCGTTCCGGCAACATGTGCTCTCGTTATGAGTGCAATACTATTCCGCTTTTTACGACGTTAGCTGCAACTCTTTCTAACACAGAACTCAGCACGCTTACAGTTGCAAGCACCGCTAACTTTCCGCAGTCAGGTGTTGTAATTGTTACTGCGCCGGGTAATACAGGTGCTGCAATTGAATACATCCGTTACAACAGCAAGACAGCAACAACGTTTACTGGTTTGACCAGGGCTGTTACAAACATCAGTGGTTCTGGTGGTTTAAGCAGCGGTGGCGGCGCAGCTACAGCTCAAACTTTTACATATAGTGCAACTGCACCAGTACAGGTTGCATCCTTCCCCGCGCAATTTGCTTCTACGCTTTCGCACTGGGGCTCCGCTGTAATCATGGATGGTCGTTACGACGACGACAAATCATTCGTATTCCAGGCTGGCATGACAACAGCCTTGACTAACATTGCTGCAAGCGGTACTGTTGCTCTAATGAGTGTTCGCCTGGCACCAAGCGTTGACTCTGGTTTGATCGGTGCTCTTGGTGCAAGAGACCTGATTAATCGTATGCAGCTGACTTTGCGCCAGATGGACATCGCTGCTACTGGGACCGCTGCTATCTTCCGCGTTGAACTCATCCTCAATGGTCGGGTAAGCTCCGGAACTTTTTCGGCAGCTGGCGGCTCTAGCCTGGCACAGGTCTCCTACCATTCAGCTGGCACAACTGTGACGGGCGGTGAAAGCATCTTCTCATTCTTTGTATACACTCCATCCGTTGTTCAACAGGAACTTACTCTTGTTCGTGATTTAGGTACAAGTATTCTTGGCGGTGGCGTAAACGCTAACGTTCCTACTACTGTTGCGAATCTTTATCCTGATGGTCCAGATGTGGTTACCGTTAGGGTAACAAATGTAAGTTCAGTTGCTACTAACTCCATCCAGGCGCGTATGTCCTGGACAGAAGCACAAGCTTGATTATCTTGCTTTAAAATTGACTCAAGATAAAAATTTACTATGGACATCTCTGGATACGTTTCACTTAACCCAAGCAACGGGATAATGGTTTTTAATTCCTATGTTGATGTTCCTGGCATTTTTGCTGATAACTATCAGTTTACAGCGCAAGCTATTAACACTCAATCAGGTACAACGTATACTTTAAAGACAACAGATAACGGTAAAGTCATTGTTTTTACAAACGGTTCCGCAGTTACTTTAACAATCCCAAGTGGATTAGGCGTTGGATTTAACTGCAGCGTTGTTCAGTACGGTACAGGTCAGGTTGCGGTTTCTGCTGGTGCAGGCGTCACTTTGCGTTTAAGGTCCAGTGCAAATAAAACTAGCGGGCAATATTCTGTTTCATCGTTAATTAGCGTTGTTGCAAACGAGTACTTGTTTGCTGGTGATACCACTTCCTGATAAATATGTTTTTAGCAATTCCTAGTGCACGTGGCGCCGCTGTTGGCAGTTTTGTTTCAAATACTTTTAAATCTGCTGTTCTAGATTTAAACTTTGCGTCTACTAAAAGTTTAATTGATTCTGCAACTGGTCTAAATTTAGTTACGTTTACTCGCGCCAGCAGCGCAACCTACATCGACAGTGCGGGAACGCTGCAGACGGCAGCTGTGGATGTGCCGAGGTTTGACCACAACCCCACGACCGGCGAAAGCCTAGGCCTGCTGCCGGAGGAGCAGAGGACGAATCTGCTACTGAATACAGCAACGCTATCGACTCAATCAGTCACCGTTACAGCGGTCGCTCACACCTTGTCCTTTTACGGCTCGGGGACTGTCACACTTTCTGGAGCAAGC